ACGAAATGTGTCTTTACGGCACTGGTTGCACTAAAGGTATTACTCTTACTAGGAAGAACTTTCCTGTCTACAATTCGGTCAGGACTCCAGAGGACATGGTGGAGATTGAGTCACAGCTTGAGGAAGAGCTTGTTCCTGCGGTTAAGTACATTTCGATATGGAACGTGTTTCCTTCTCCTGAAGCAAGCAGTTCAGAGGACGCAGACTATGTTATCCAGCGCAATTTTGTCAGTCCAATTCAGCTTAGAGCCATGGCTAGTGAGGGTCAAGGTTACATCATGGAGGTGGTGGAAGAGATCATCAGCGGCGATGAGGGACGTGTACACGGATATGACGAGAGTCAGCACCCCAAGAAATTTGATGAAACGTCTGCGAGACAGATAAAGAATATAGAGGTTCTCGAATTCTGGGGCAGGCTGGACGGCAGCGATCTGGAGGATTACCTACCAATTGAATCCGGGGACATACGCCAGTCCATGCCGGTTGTAGTCACGGTTATTGGTGACAAAGTTATAAAGATACAGGAAAATCCGTTCGATGATACCCTGCCGTTTCATTTTTGCTACTGGCAGAAGAATCCAGAATCCTGCTGGGGTGACGGTATTTATTACGCAATTCGTGATGTTCAGGCAATCCTGAATTTCAGTTATGCCATGATGATTGAGGGTAAGTCACTTTCGGCGGCGCCGATGACTGTGATAGATCCCAATTCCTTTGAACCGGGGACAGACACAGAGCAAGTATATCCCGGCAAGCAGTTCCGTGTGAAACCGGGGGCTTCAGTCCGTGACGCATTCATGCCAGTTCAGATACCGGATGTCACAAACGGGCTGCTCCAGCTTGTCCAGCAACTTGAGCGCGAAGCTGATCTGGACAGCGGGCAGACTTCCATAGGATACGGGGACATGAGCCCGGCCCAGACTAAGACGGCGACCGGTATGTCCATTTTAAATTCCAACGCCAATCGTCAGACAGCAGACGTTGTCCGTTCTGTGAGCAAAATGATAACACAGAATATCCAAGCCATTTACCGCTGGTTAATGGTTGATTCACCAGACATGGAAATTAAAGGAGATTATGAAGCAATCAGTACGGGCTATGAGCAGTATATTGCAAAAGAAGTTCATAACACCCAGTTAATTAACTTCCTACAGACAATAGGTTCTCTTCCGCAACTCCAACAATATATTAAATACGAGGCGTTTAGTAGACCGCTGCTCAGAGCCTTTAACTTAGATCCAGAAGAAGTAATGAAAACTGAGGAACAGGTTGCACAGGAGTTGCAGCAGCAGACTCAGGCGATGCAGCAGCAACAACAGGAACAGGCCCAGCAGCAGGCTCAGTTAATACAGCAGCAGGCCCAGGCACAAGCACAATCTCAGGCACAGTCGCAGATACAGGTTGAGCAAGTTAAGTCGATACTTACCGAGAAGCAGAAGGTGTCCGATGACCAGCGTGAGATGGAACGTGCAGAGAGGCTGGAGCTTATCAAGGATGGCAATGTACTGCATCCAACTAACCTTGAACGACACAGTATTCTGCTGAGGGAAGAGATGGACAAGGGTGAGGCTCAACAGTTAATGCAGGAAGATCAGGCGGAGAAGCAGAGAATGGCACAAATGGCAGCGGAAGAACAACAGGCTGCACAACAGGAGCAAGAGGCGCAAATGGGGGGACAAATGGCTGGTATCCCTGAAGAGGGAATGGTAGAACAGGGGCAGGCTTAGTGGCACAGCGTCCAGAGTCTCGTGCAGACTTGCTGGCAATGTTATTGACACATCCCGGTTGGAATGCACTGAAAGAAGAATTTGAAAAGCGAAAATCTGATGAATTAGACCGTATAGTTAACGGCACCCTTTTTGATCAGGAAAGTATCGCTAAACACCACATCTCCATTGGGAGAGTGAGGGCGTGGGAAGAGATCCTTAATTTCCCTTCCAACGTCGAGAAATACGGGCCTCCACGATAATTAATCAGGGGTCAACACCTAGAACGATCCGATAACGGGACATTGTTGGCGGTGAGCTAATACGGAGTTATATGGCTGAAGAGAAAGACAGCCCCCAACCCGATGAAGAGGTTGATACGGGCCAAGAGGATGAGGATCTCTGGGAAAGTGCCCCAGAAGTAGAAGACGAGGATGACACCACCACAGAAGCTGAAGCAGTAGAAGCTGAGGGTGAAGAGGAGGAGTCAGAAGAGGGAGAAGCCGAGGAAGAAGAAGAGTACGAGGAAGATCCTGCTCACGACTACGAAAAAAGGTACAAAGACCTAGAGAGAGAGTTTCATAAACGAAACGAAGCAAGTGCAAGGGACAGGGAAGAGTTCAACGATTTAAGACTCCGCTCTTTAGAGCAGGATAAGGAACTCGAAAAACTGAAACAAGGCTACAAGGCGCCGGACACACCTCCAGACCCAAGCGATGAGGGTTCATTCTTTGATGACGATGATCGCACGACAATGGAGGAATTCAGCGAGATTACCGGAGTAACGAAAAAGTTAGTCCAGCATGAGGTAGCCAAGGCATTAAACAAGGTGGCACCCGCAATCAATAAAGATTCAGAAAGGGTTGCCCAGCTTGAGCAAGCCTACCAAGACCAGACATACCAGCAGTTTCTGACTAATCACGAGAAGTCGATGTTAGATGGTGTTGGAGAAGATTATCGGGACATAGACAGGGATCCTGATTTTCAGTCATACGTCCTGGGCTCACCCGCACTTACAAAGATGATGACCGAATCCACGTCAGCTTCTGATCATGCGTCAGTAATGAATTTATGGCTGGAAAATACAGATTCCGGCAAAGCATGGCGACCCGCACCAGAGGAAGAGCCAAAGGCGCAGAAAGAAGAATCAGTCAAGAAACAGAGTTCGAGACGAAAGGCAGCCTCGAATCTGATGTCAAACTCCGCACCAAGAATTGAACGGAACCCCGACAATATGTCGGACGAGGAGTTATGGGATTCAGTCCCTGAACCAGCACAGGAATAAATCCTGTCGGGCAACTCCTCGATTATTAATTTTTCATTAGGAGTTGATTTATGGCAGCTTACGGAGGAACGGGAAGTATTACCGGGGCATCCAGTTATGGTGACCTTAGTAAGAACGATGCGTTCACTATTCAAAAAAAGATGCTTCCTATTGCGAAGCGTCTTCTCACATTTGCGAAATTCGCACAGAAAGAAACCAAGCCCCAGAAGCAGGGACTTGAAATCAGACACCGACGTTACGAAAGATTCCCAATCGTGGATTCCCCGATTGCGGAAGGCGTAACACCGGACTTCACTTCGCTTGAGCACACCACGCTCATGCATACGCTGAAGCAGTATGGTTCGTATGTAAACACTACAGACGTTCTGCTGGCAGCCTCGCATGATCCGGTACTCAACGTCATTTCAGAACGGCAGGCCACGCAGGCTGGTGAGACAATTGATTTTCTCAGCTACAAGACCTTCCGTGCAGGAACTCAAGTAGCTTACGCTGGTGGAACCAGCCGTGCTACTGTCGATGCAACAATCGGACTACAGGCACTTACTTCTGCGGCAACCGCTGCTCCTACAGGGACAGACGGATTAATCCAGAAGGCTATTCGTGTACTGGAGCGCAACGATGCTGTTAAGCTTCGCAAGAAATTGCGGGCAGCAGTAGGCATCGCTACAGAGCCGATCCGTGAATCATTTGTTGGTATCTGCCATCCTGACCTTCGTCAGGACATTGAGGCAATCACCGGATTCGTACCAGTTGAAAAGTATTCAGATACTGGTGACGCAATCGAAGGTGAGATTGGCTCAGTTCGTGGTGTAAGATTCATTACCACAACTCAGGCAGTTGCTTTTGCAGACGCTGGAGCCACGTTGGCTTCCGGTAATGCACAGTACGCTGTTTCAACCAGTGGTACTCAAGGTTCATCAGGTAACGCCGATGTTTATCCTGTAATCATACTTGCCGCCGATGCTATCGGTTGTGCAACGCTTGGAGGTATGGATTCTCTCCGCTCCAAAGTGGTTCAGCCCAAACCGGGCCCAGGCGATCCATTGGGTCAGCGTGGTACGGTTGCATGGGATACTTTTTACTCTTGCATAATTTTGCAGGATCTATGGATGTATCGCATTGAGTGCATGGCCACTAATTTATAATCGTAATTACTGAAGCCTCTAGCGCGGGTGGGAGCCCCGTGTAGGGGCTTCTATACCCTAATTGTCTAGAATAGGAGATTATCTATGGACTCTTTAAAAACTAAAATTACCAGCGCCAAGCAGATGAGCCAGATTGACACAGTCAATTTTGCTGATGGTCTGACATGGTCGGCAGCGACATACCAGCGTGTACTTTTCGTTCCTGAAAAGGCTCGCATTATTGGTTTTGGCATTGTAGTCAGTGATGCTGCAACAACTACATCAAGTGCAAATACATTCCAGATTGGTCATGCAGCGGGAACATTGCAGACTGATGCAGCTATGGTAAACGTAGCAGCAGCGGCCGATCCTAATGCTTATGCTCTTGCAGTTAATATAGAAGCAGCCGGTTACACCGATGCTTCCCGTGGCCCAGTAGATGCCGCAGTAACAGTTGGAGTAGAAATTATGGGAATGCCTCCCACAATGACAAGTGGCGCATCATATACCTATGCACCAAGCTCCACGGCTCAATGGTCTACTTCAGGAGAAAAAGTTGTTCCAGTAGTTGGAACGCTCACTCTTGGAGATGCCCAGACTGCCGGAGTATTCCATTGGTGGGTTGATTATGCCTTTGATGCCAACATTGTTTGGACTCAGGCTGACTTAGCCTAATATAATTCAGTAGTGGGTGATGGTCTCTTGCTGGATGCTGTGAGCCTAAGACGAGGACACTCCCGGCCAAAGAGGTCACCCGCCTACTGATAACCTTAAAAGGAGATTATTATGCCTACAGCAGGCGGATTACTAGGAAAAAGTGAACATATCCCCAAGCACGGTAAGAAGGACAAAGCTTACCAAGACGCTGGTGAAGGTCAATTTATAATCATGCCAAACGGCATGAAGATGGCCAAGGAATGGAAAAAGGGTGACCCCGTTCCAGAAGGTTACTGTGTCATCAATATTGATCACGGACGAGACAACACCGAGATGGGGCCAGTCCCAGTTACACACGGAGAGCAGACAGTAGTCATTCCTCGTGGCACGGACAGGGTGGTATCACTCCTTCATGTTAACGTACTGAATGACGCAGTCACAACCGAGTATTTCCAGAGAGATTTAATGAGCGGCATGACCCCACGATCAAACCGAAGGTTTAACTTCGCTGTTAAGAAGTGGCCTAAGACTGGCAAAGAAATGGGGGTTTCACTTGAAGATCTGGAAGATGCAAAAGAGCGTCACGAGGTTATTGACCTTGATCAAGATTAATGAACCGAAAGCAAATAAGGGAGCGAGTTGAGACAGCACTACAGGATACAGACAATAGGCACTGGGTAGATTCAGAACTAAACCAGTATATTGATGATGCACTTGTAGAATTCACTCGTACCTCTAAGTATCCCCAGACTGAGGGATCTGCCACCAATCCTGGCGGGACAACTCCTCTGGGCGAAGCCTCAAAAGCAGGCACCTTAACCGTGGACGGGAAAACTGCCACCATTACTTTTGGCAGTGCACACGGGTACAGTGCCAATGACGCCGTTGTTGTCTCAGGAGCCAGTCCTTCTGAATACAACGGGGCGTTTAATATTCTTGTTCCTTCCACCACAACACTCACATACAAAGTTAATTTTGGCAACGCTGTTACTGATTCTTCAGTTGCTGCTGTCAGGATTGGCCCGGTTTACACCAAGCCCAGCACAATTGCAGAAATAGTCTCTGCAAGCATTGATGGCAGGGAACTTTCCATTTATACAGAATCAGAGCTTAATGCGGCCGCAGCTTCACGCGGCTACCGTTATTTCATGCTTGAATCCTCCATGGGGTTCCACCCCAACGCTTTCTCTTCGGCAATTTCAACCATTGACAATACACCAAAGTGGAGGGCACAGACCGGCCCGATTGAGGCAATTGTCTTCAATAACCGAACTGCGGACTCATTCAGGATTTATCCACTCCCGAAGGATGATAAGGATCTGTATGTAGACAAGGATGCAACAGCCAAGGTATTTCACACCCTCACGATACGGGGGGTGCCAATAGTCAGTGGGTTGTCGTCTGATACGGCAACACCGGCTGTGAACTCATACTGGCACGAGGCTATTGTTTATGGTGCACTGGAGCGGGCATGGCTAAAGGAGTCAAAGTTACAGAATGTGGAAAAATCGAACATGTACCGGAATAAGTTCATGGAACAGGCTAATCAGGCCAGATACATGGAAGGTAT